AGGTGTGAGCGCCATGTTGCCGGGGAACGGCGACGGCGCACCTTGCGGGCCTGCGGGCGGCGTTTGCCACGGCATGTTCTGCAGCGGTCCGAACAGACCAGGAGCTTGCGCCGAGGGCCAGCCATTCGCGCGCGTGTTCGGGTCGTTGAACCCTGGGTCGCCGGGACCGGGGAAGAGATTGCCGTTCGGTGCCGCCGGGCCAAAGCCCCAGTTCTGTGCCATCACTTCCTCCGCATCAGGTTGGCGAGGGTCATCCCCCCGGAGTTTATTCCTTGCCCGCTACCCAGCGGTCGGAAATTTCCGGCGATCGGCTTGTAGGCCGCGCCAGGCAGCGCAGCGGCTGCGTTCGCGCCCATCTGCGTGTACGGTGCGTACGCGGACTGCGCGCCGCCGAGGATGCTGGTGATCGCAGCGTTCGCGTCCTTCACCGCACCGCTCATCTGCCCGGTCGCCTTGTTCGTTGCGTTGTAGCCCATCGCTGCGCCACCGATGCCGCCGAGCATCGACAGCAACTGCAGCAAGCCGCCACTGTTGAGGTCACCACTCTTTCCGGTGAGGCCGAGCAGCTTCGCGAGCGACGAGAGGTCGAGGCCTCCACCACCCGATGCGCCGCCGAGGTTATAGCCCGAGAACGGATCGCTGGCGTTGACGATCTGCGAGTTCGGATCACCAGCGCCTGTGTACCCGTCGCCGTTGTCGGTGATGCTCGGGTCGATGTACGGATCGGTCAGCCACGAGTCGTCGTAACCGAACGAGTCGCCTGGGACGAACTCAGCCATTGCTGCCTCCACTGTTCAATAGTTGCGCGAGCGTAACGCCCGCGCCCAGTCCTGCACCCGCATTCCCTTTGCTCGCACCGTAGATGCCGCGACCGATGCTGATGTACGGTGAGATCGCTTTGTATGCGTCGGTGACACCAGACGGCAGGATGTTCCCCATCCCACTGCCGAGTGCGCCTCCGAGCGCAGAGATGCCTGCGTTCGTCGCTGTCTTGCCCCAATCGATCGGCTCGCCCATCGCGAGCTTGTCGCCGATACCACCGGGTCCAATCGCTCCCGACATCGCAGCGCCGATCAGCGGACCCGCAGCAGCGCCCATGCCCATCGACATGATCGCCGCGATTGCCGCCGGAGCGTACTTGCCAAGCTGACCCATCGCTCCGCTGGTGCTGTCTCCTTCGGCCTGCCCCATGTACTGCTTCGCGACGACGTCCCCATAGTTCGGATCGTGGATGACCTTCGACAGATCGTTGACGTCCGCGCCACCGTTGCCGGTGTAGTTCCCCTTGCCATCAGGCGTGAGCGCAGCGTACGCATCGTAGAACCCGCCGCCCTTGTCGCCTTGGTTGAATCGTCCGAGGTTCTGCAGTTGCGGAGCGGTGGCCTGCGGCAGCAGGCTGCGATCGAAGATGATCTGCCCGGCCCCGTCGACGTGCGCGTTCGGGTCGTACTTCTGCGCGAGACGCAGCGTCTCCGTTGCGGCGTTGTCCGCGTCGATGTCGCCCGAGTTGGTGAACATCGGGCCAGCGTTCATTCCGGGGCCAGCGTCTTTCCAGCCGCCAGACTTTCCCGCCATCGTCAGAAGATCAGCAAGGGTTGCCATCAGTATTCGATCCACACTGCGCCGCCGACACCCGCGCCACCGATGCCGCCTACGTTACCAGATGCAGCACCCCCGCCACCACCTCCAGACCCATGCCCGGTGCCGGTTTGCCCAGCCCCGCCGACTGCCAAGACCGTGCCGACACCACCAATCCCACCAGGACCATCCTGGGACGACGCGCCGCCACCACCGCCGCCCGTCGTTCCAGATGACGCTCCACCAGCAGCCCCTGGCGCGCCATCGACCAACCCGCCCCTTCCTCCTGCCGCAGCGCCAGTGCCCCCGCCGCCAGCAGACGCGCCACCGAGCGCAAGGTTCAGTTCCTGCACCGCTACAAGCCCAGCAGCATTCGCTGCCACGCCCGCAGCACCCAACCTGCCGCCCCCGGCAGTGGATGCACCACCAGCGAGGGCAGTCCCTTGCAAGGCAGCGGCAGTCGCCGCCAGTGCGGTCAATCCGTTGAACGTCGTATTGGTGCCGAGCGTTCCGTTCGTCGCTGCGGCAACAGATGCCCCGCCCGACCCGACGACATAATTGATCACCTGGCCCGGCGTTACCGACATCAATCGCCAGCCGATGTACTCTCCCGCCTGCCCGCCAGCGCCACCGCCATTGCCGATGGTTGCGCCACCCGCGCCCGAGTTTCCTCCGGCCTGCAATGCGACCCTGATCTCTGTCACAAGGGCAGGAACTGTCCAAGTGCCTGCGCCTGGAGTAGTAAGGGCGACGGTTGTCACGGATGTCTGATTCTGTAAACCTGTCCGCAACTGGTCGAGCCAGGTGATGAACGCAGGAGTCGGCTCGCCATTGGGACCGAGTAGTTCGTAGGGAACCGGGTTGACATTCATGCCACCCTCATCGCGGCATTGGTGATGACGACCTTCACCGGATCAGTGACGCGAATCTTGAAGACGAAGTCGCGAGCGAGGCCGAGGTTGCGCCACACCGAGCGCGCCAAGTAGCCGCCGATGCCGCCGATCGTCTGCCAGATTTCGTTGCCCCAGGTCGCACCGTTGTCCTTGCTCCACTGCAGCATGCACTGCGGGCTGCTGCCCTGACCGGTCGCGAGTCCGACACCCGCCTCAAATTCGATGAACAGTTCCGCGATCGTGACCTGGTTGTAGTCGGCGAAGACATGCTTGCCGACGATCTCGCGCACGATCGTCGCACCGTTGTCGGTGTAGGTGTTCGGATCGACGGTATAAAGGTTTGCAGAAGAGTAGTCAGAAACGTACGGAACCGCATTCAACTCCGCGCGGATCTCACCAAGGTGCCGCCCGCCATTGCTCGACAGCAGCGAGTACGACTGCGAGAGGTCGTCGTAGAGGTAGGTCTTGTCGGGGAAGTTCAACTGGTAGAACGTGTGCGCGTCGAGCGAGTACGAATACCCGGTTGCCGTCTGCAGGTTTCCGCGCGCGTTGAGATCGTGCGTCACCTCGGGGTCGGTCAGCGGCGTGATCGTGTATCCGTCCATGCGAACGAACTGCGCCTGGCCGAGCTTGTTCTTGCCGAGGAAGACGATGGAGTTGTTGGCGAACTTGTCGACCGTCCACTTCGCCGCAAGCCCCCACTCGACGCCAGCGCCGCCTACGCGCCGGAAGATCGCGGCGTCGCCTGATGGTGCCCACACCTCTGCGGTCGTCGTCCCGAACAGGAACAACTGCCCGAAGTTGGAGAAGACATGCACCAGCGCGTCAGGAGACGACTCTGCGTTCGCGAAGTCGAGCGCAGCCCACGTTGTGCCATCGTATTGCGCCGACCAGTTGAACTGCCCAACGTGCGAGCCGTTCGGGTTATCGCAGACAAAGTATCCGTTGAGGAACGCAACCGTCGTCGCACCGTTCGGGAAGTCGACGTCAGCGATCTTGAGGAATGTCGCTCCACCTGTCCAACGCCCAGTGGCGTTGATTGGGAAAGTCCACCCAGCGACGCCGTCTACGATGATCACCTGCGACCCGTTGTCGCAGATTCCTACGCGACCTGCAGAGGTCTGTATCCCAGTGCTGACGATAGGAACGTCTATTGTGAATCCGGCACCAGATGCATCAACCCCGAAAATAATAGATTGCGAATTTACCCCTGGTGATGGAGACGACAACCCGATAACGAAATACAGATAATTCCCGACTTGGCGCATGCCGCGAATTGCAAGGCAACCCGGCACAGATAATGAGACGTCGGCAAACAACTTCAGCCCTGGCGTCCCGTAGAACACCATCTGCGCCTTGTCGGCATCACCCTGAGGTTCTCGGTATAGGTTCGTCAGTGCCTGAGAGGTTACGGTGCGCGACTTTGAGAAAAAGCCGCGCCCGAACATCGGGACGATGTTGGAACCGTCAGGCATCTCGGTTGCTCACGCACACGATGTGATCCTGCAGCATCGCAAGCAGTTCGCGCCCTTCATGCAGGAACGGCTCTGCCATGCGCGGATTGAAGAGGATCGTGTCGCCGGGTTGCACATCCGGCACCTCGCGCACGCCGTCGTCGTTGATCGCACCTGGGCCGACCTGCAGCACGAGCGCCTCCTCGCGATTGTCGGCCACCTCGGGCACGATCACTCCAGCCTCGGTGACCTCGTCCTTCTTCACCGACTCGGCGACGATGTAACCGCCCAGCGGCGAGAACTTTCCCTCGACGATGCGACCGATGATGTGCTGCTCGCGCAGCACTAGGTAGTCCACCTCCGAGTACCGGATCGATTGACCCTTGTTGCGCCCGAAGACGATGCGGTCGCCGACCCGAACCGACATCTCGCGCCGCGCGTCAGCCGACAGCCGCTTCCCTTCGCCGCACCCCAAGACGGTCGCCACATCGCGATCGTCGGCAAGCTGACGGTCCGCGTCGTCGTCCACATGCGGGATGACGATGCCGGAGGCGAGCAGCCGCTCGGTCGCGTTCTTCGCAACGACGACGAGGTCTTGGATCGGGCGAAACGGGAGAGTGGTCATGGGTTGTTGTTCCCTGTGTAGATGTTGAATGCGGTGCGATCCGAGATCGGGACGTCCATGTCCATCACCTGGATTTCGCGATTGAGCAGACGCGCGTTGCGCCGCGCGCGCGCCGCCAGGTCGAGCTTGCCCGGCGTCAGCGGCTTGTTGTTGATCTCGCCCAGAAGCTCACCCAGCGCGGTCTTCAAGAACAGGTCATACGCGGGTGGGCTGTTCAGCGACGTCGCGGGTGTAGCGAACTGCGTCAGCACGTTGCTGTAGAAGTAGTGGAAGACGTCGTTGCTGAACGACGGCAACGGCCAAAACTGCGCCGTGATGTCGGTCGGGTTGTAGTTGAAGAAGACGAACTCGGGCCTGCCAGGTGCGGGCTTGTAGATGATGTCGTTGCCCCACTGCTGCACGCTGATCACCGTCACCGGGTGCGTGACGTTGCCCGAGTCGACGATGTTGCAGGTTTCGATCTGGTTCGGGCGCACCGCTGGTGTGTTCGTCCCAGCCGGGCCGAGCGAGTACGTCTGCGTGCCGTTGACGAGCGGCAGTGTGCCCTCGACGATGTCGAAGACCGTGAACTGCTCGTTGCTGAGTGAGTCGAGTAGCGAGTTCAGGAACCGCAGCGCCATCGCGTTGTTGTTCGCGTCGATCGGGTTGTACGCATCACCGATGCCCGCGAAGAGGTGCGCGTCCTGGATGATCTCGCCAGCGGTGGAGGTTGCGGTTGTCACAGGATTCCGATCACCGAGTTCTCGTCAACGACGTCGACCGTACCATCATCCGTGACGAAGGTGTCCACCCGCGAGGAGTAGATCACCTTGTCACCAGCAGACACCTCCAGCGGGCGTCCACGCGCGTGCGCGGACCCCACCGAGGCCACCCTACCGATCAGCGCATCCCGCGTGTCTGGGGCCGGGAGAATGATCCCAGATGCCAGCACCTGCTCGCCGGTCAGGCGCGCGACCGCGAGCCTAGGGCCGAGCGGGAGCATCTTCCGTCGCTTCGCTGTTGGAGGCGATGATCGGGATCGTGTACGCCACGACCGGGATCTTCGGCGCGGCGGGCGCGGTCTGCACACCGAACGCCTGCGGCGACTTCTCCCAACCCTTGCCGAGGGCCATCAGTTCCTTCTCGTCCTTCACCAGTGCCGTGTCGAGGACGCCGCCATTCTTGCGGTACATCCAGCACGGGAACGCCTGGTGCAGGTACGGGTTCTCGTAATCGGTTTCCGGCAGCGACTTGTTGTACAGCATCAAGTCCTGCGGCGACAGCGCCTTGTACTCGACGTCGGTCATCTTCGACAGGTCTTTGCGTGCCATTGTTGCTCCTGGTTGTGTCCCGACCCCTTGCGGGGCCGGGATTGCATCGGACTGCTTAGTTCGTCAGCACGCACCCGAGTTCAGGGTAGAGCGCCTTGATGCCGTACAGCACATCGGTCCGCGACGGGAACCGGTCGTTGTTGATGTCGAACGCGCGCACGATCCGCAAGCTGATGCTCTTGTAGACCTTACGCTCGGCCATGTCGACGCCCTTCGGCAGCACCATGTCAGCGAACGCAATCGTGAGCGCCGACTTGTGGAAGCCGAGATTCTGCGGGAACGACAGACCGGCACCACCGCTGACCGTCAGCAGCGCGCCGCCCGCCGGAGCGGCGGTGACGTTCTGGTACTGACCAGCGGAGATGATCGCCGGGACGATCGGGATGGTCGCGTTGCCTGCGGCGTCCGAGTTGACCGCCGTCTGCACGACGAACTGCTGCAACGCGCCTGTGGAGGCGCGCGACTGCGGGTTCACCGAGAAGACGCCAGCGATCGTGAACCGGTCACCAGGATTCAGACGCGGAGCAGCGGCAGCGGTCCATGCGTTGGTGATGAGGTTCATCGAATACGCCCAGCCAGTCGTCAGGCCTTGACCAGCGCCGTTGACCGCCGGAGCGCCACCGAGCGGACCGACCGTTTGCGTGTTGCTGTTCTGGTCGATCGCGATCTTCAGCCCGACGCCTGCGTCGATCGTGCCCGTCTCGTATTGCTCGGTGAGGAGCTTCTGCGAGTTGAACAACGTGCCGAGGCCGTTGACGAGCGAGGTGTTCGCCGCCGGGTTGAGCAGCAGGTACAACTGGTTGTCGTCGGGCGCGCCCATTTCCAGCAGGCGCTGGCGCACAGCCAGTAGCGACGCAAGCGTCGCGGGCGGCGTGCCCGGCGTTCCGACCAGGTTGGGGATCGTCGTCGCCATCAGGTTCGCGTCGCGGTCGATGCGGTTGCGGATGACCGCCATCTGCGGGTTCAGCACCCGAACGGTGAAATCATCCAGCGACAGCGTCAGTTCCTGCGATGTGAACTGGACGTCGACACCGAACTGCGTGGTGAGGACCAGCGGCACTTGCGTTTCCGTTTGGTCTTCGACCTGCAGCGTCGCGCCTTGCCGACCTACATACCGGGCGGGCTTGCGCACGTTCAGGGTCGCGCCGATCTTCGCGCCGTCTTTCGCGAACTGGTCGCTATAGGACGAGTCGAAGAACTGCACGGCCTTGCACTGGTTCTCCAGGACGATGACCGCCTTGTTGGTGATCATCACCGGAGTGAGGACTGTATTGCTCATGATTAGGCTCTCTTAGCTTGCCGCTTGTTCGCGGCCTCCCATGCCAAGTGCTGCGCCGGAGTGGCGTCCTTGGGATACGGGTTGGCCGACGTTCCACGGTTGCCTGCCGGGCTTCCGACCGGAGGCGCGTTAGACACAGTGGCGGCAGAAGAACCCATCGCATTCGCAATGCGCGTGATGTGATGAGCCACGACAACGTCAGGCATCTGAGACAACTGCTGGATCACTCGCGGATTCTTGGCGAGGTAGTACGCAACGTGACCGGCCTTGCCCGTGATCGCCATTGACGCCTCTACGTTCAGCGGAATGTTGACCGGGCACGATTCGATCACATCATGGAAGTCGGGGAACTGCGCAGCGACACTCTGCATCTGCGAGCCGGTGGCAACGTGCAAATGCTCTTCCTGCACCGCCCTCTGCTGCTCCTGTGTCTGCTGCTCCCACTGACTTCTCTGATGGTTTTGTTGCGCCTCGCGCTGCGCAAGCTCGCGGCGAATCTCCTGGCGTGACTCGTAGCGGATCATGTCCCGCTCGTATGCCTTCCAGTCGTTGTAATTCGCCTCGTTCGGAGGCTGCTCACCTTGCGTCGCATCCTGCCGCTGCGCTTGCTGCGGCGTGACCTGACCCTTGATGACCATCTCCAACAACCCTGCAAGCTGCTGGTTCTGCCTGACGGCGTCACGTTCCCTCGCCGTCAGTTCGTTGATGCGATTCTGGAAACCACCGCGCGATCGGCGATCAGATTTCTCGCGCCGCTGCTCGTCAGTCTCTGTCGGTGCATCACCCGAGGCAGGATCACTGCCAGTGTCAACGCTCGCCGATTGCGTCGATTTGTCATCCCCACTCGGGGGCGCGGCCTGGTCTTGCGACGACGCCGGAGCGTCGCTCGTTGCGGGTGCAGCAGAAGGTGCCGAGTCGATCCCCGGCAGCATCAGGTCTTCGGGCATGGGAGTTTCCCAAGAGGCGCGGCTACACGCACCCGGTGAGCGTCACCGGTAACGTCCGACAACAGGTAGCCCTGCTGGTGCAATTGCAAATGCCTCGCGCCCACCGGTTTCCCGGCGAGCGCAAGGTTGAATCGACGCAGGTCGAGTCGCACCTGGTCTTAGTCGTAGAGCGTGACGCGCGCCGACTGCAGCGTCAGGACGTCGGCAGCGGTCGCCTTCTGGTACGAGATCACCAGAGCCTGCTCGACCGCGAGCGGGCCAGCGTACGCAGCCAGCGTCGCGATGCTGACCGGTGCCGTGGTGCTGATACCGAAACCGAGCGCCGAGCCGACGGACGAGACGTCAACCGTCGCGCCGTCGTTGCGGCCCGTGATCACCAGGCCCATGCGCCCACCAGCGGACGAGGTCAGCACCTGCGTCGCGCCGATCGTGCCGCCTTCCAGCGCGGTGTTCGCGCTGTTGCCGAAGTAGGCACGGATCGTCTTGACGTTGACGTTGTTGGTGCAGACGAATCCCAGGTCGACGTCGAGCCGGAAGTTCGGCTTGAGCGATCCCACCGGGAGACGGATGCCGAGCAGTTCCAGTTCCGTCGTCAGCGTGACCTGCGTGGTGTACGGGGTGCCGTTGAGCAGCACCGTCGCGATCCCGCCGCCGATGTTGCCGAACGCGCCACCCTGCGGCATCGACAGGTCCGAGAGGACTGCCGTGCCGTTGGCGGTGAACGCCGAGACGCGGACGATCGTGGACTGACCGCCGTTGCCGCCGACCGAGTTCACGGTTGCGACAGCGCCGATCGGCTGCTGGACGAAGGTGGTGCCGTTGTCTTCCGACTTTTCGATCAGCACCGTGCCGGTCGCGGCGGGGATCGCCATGACCGAGTACGGAACCGGACCGGGCCGGAAGAGCGACGGCGCGCCGACGACTACGTTTTGAACGACTGAGCCTGGCATGATTGATTCTCCTTCTGTTGTGCTGCGTTGTACTACGAAATCAGATGCCGTTGCCGACGCTGACGACGAGGTTCGTCGGACCGGCGGCGCTGGCGATAGCAGAGATCGTGTCGTCTCCACTTCCGCGCCGGATCACCACGCGCTGCCCGCCCTGGATCGGGTACGAGTTCGCGACGGTCGCCACGACGCTGCCGCCCGGCGACGTCTCGACGAAGATCGTCGGACCACCGACCGCGCCCAGGTTGTTCAGCGTCAGGTACTCCCCGCCCGCCTTGCGCAGGTCGGTCTGAGGCACCTGCCCGCGCGGGATCACGGTGGCCGATGCGGCTGCGCCGACAGCGATCGTCACGCTGCCGAGGTTGGTGGGGAGAAAACTGTCGACCATCATGGCTGCTGCCCTCCATCATTGGGGTTCTGAGGCATCGGGGGCGGCATTGGGCCACCTTGCCCCGGCTGCGGGGATTCTGCCATTCCTGGCGGCGTTTGTGGTGCTTGCGGAGCATTTGGCTGCGGCACACCGGCAGGTAGAGCCTGCTGCAGGATGCCCTGTACGCGCTGGTTCGCGTCCTGCTCGCTGCCGACCAGCATCTGCATCGACTGACCGAAGTCGGGACCGGAGCGGACCTGGGACGACGCACCCATCACCGCCTGCGTCGCGCTGCCAATCAGCCCCTGGATAGACGCAGGGTCCACGCCCATCGTCATCAGTTTGACCATGTTGTCGAGCATCTTCGGGATGGTGTCGAGCTTCGCGACGAACTCCTGCTGCGCGTTGTTCTCGGCGGCGATCGCACGGCCCTGGCTCATGTCCTCGCGGCGCGTCGCCTGGTCCGTGAGCTTGGTCGCGAACTCCATCGTCTTGTTCTGCACCTTGAGCTTCAACTCGGCGTTGTCGGCGGTCAGTTGCGCAACGTGTCCCTGCATCTGCTGCGCGAACTGCGTGAACTGCTGCTGCTGCGCCTGCATAGCCGCCTGCAGCGACGCTACCTGCGGGTCTTGACCATCACCACCGTTGAGAATCTGCTGCTGCGCCGGAGGCAGCATCGACCCCAGCATCGCAGACACCTTCTCGCCCGTGTCTCCAGGCCAATCGACCTGCTGCGCCATGATCGCACCGACAGGCATCGCAGCCGCCGGTCCGACGACGCTCATGAACTCCTGCATCTCCTTCGCCGCCTCGACGCGCCGCGACGCGAACGATGGGCCGACGTCAACGATCACCTCAAAGTCCCCGATCGACAGATCGTTGAGCTTGGTGCCATCTGCCATCGGCACGTTGACCTGCGTCGTCGAGCTTTCGCCCGACTCGCTGCGCATGCCTAGCTCGCGCTGGACGTCGGTGATCTTCGGGATCAGGTCGACCAGGATGCGGCCAGCGTGCTTGATCGATCGCGCCAGGTTGTCACCGTAGTGGAACGTCGCGACGTCGCCCTTCTTCTGCTCGGCCAGGATCGCGCCCAGCGGCTGCTCGGGCCTGCCCTGTCCCAGGACGGCGTCCTTCATCCCGGTGATCTCGCGCAGGTTCTGCGCGCATATCTGCAGCATCGTCACCAGGCCCGCGTCGATCTGGATCGCCTCGGTGCGCCCAGGAGGCGTGACGAACCACTCGCTGCCGATCTTGACCGGTTCGTACTCAAGGAAAGCTGCGTTGTCGGTGTTCGCCGTTCGCCACTCGGGGTGGTTCTCTGCCTGCCCGGCGAGCATGACGTACGGTGATTTCGGCGCGAGTGCGATGCGCTCGGTCGCCAGCGTGAACCAATAGTTGTACATCATTTGCGCGTCGCGCAGCCTGCGGATGATGCCCTGGTAAATCTTCACGCCGCTGATCGTGATCTCGTCGCCAGGACACATCAGCACCGGGATGAACTTCCCCAGCCACTTGTACTTCGCCAGCGGCTTGTCGCACGCTGATAGCTTGTACCAGGCGACCTTGTTCCGCTTGCGCATCTCCGAGCGCATGATCTGCGGCGGCAGCGGAGCGGGCATCATCAGCCCGGTCGTCGGGTCCGCGACCTGCGGCGGCATGCCCATCAGCTTGCGCTCGTATTCGTCG